TCGCGGTGGTCGGCGGCGACGGCGGCGGGCTCGACGACCTTTACGGGCTGTGCGTCGCGGGACGCGAGAAGGGCACCGACCGGTGGCTGTTCTGGTTTCGCGCGTGGTGCTGGCCCGAGGTGCTGATGCGGCGCAAGCAGATCGCGCCGATGCTCAGGGATTTCGCGGCTGCCGGGGACCTCGTCATTTGCGAGGAACGGTCGCCCGTTGGAGACGCCGGAACGCCGCCATCCGGCCAACCCGGCGATCCGGCTTCGGCGATCGCGGCCTACGAGCTGCCGCAGGACATTCGCGAGATCGTCGCGATCTGCGTGCAGGTGAAGAAAAGCGGGCGGATGCCCGAGAATAGCGCGATCGGGCTCGACGCGGCGATGGCGACCGACCTCGCCGACGCGCTCGAGGCCGCCGGGTTCACCGTCGCCGACGGGACCAAGGGCGAGGTGGTGGCGATCGGCCAGGGGTTCCGGCTGATGAGCGCGATCGTCGGCCTGGCGCGGAAGCTGAAGTTCGGCGGCGCGCTCCATTCGGGCTCGCCGATGATGGCCTGGTGCGTCTCGAACGCCAAGGAAGAACAGGGGCGGCAGTCGGTGATGATCAACAAATATGCCAGCGGCTCCGCGAAGATCGACCCGTTCATGGCGGGCCTGAACGCCGTCAAGCTGCTCGAGAACAATCCCGAGGCGGTGAGCGACAATGGCGGGCTGAGCGCGTGGGCGGACAGCTTGCGGGCCGTGCCCGCGTGAACAGGCCCCTTGTGAGCCAGCCCATCCACACCAACCGTGGCTGGCTTGCGAAAGCGTTGACGACCGTCCAGCAGTTCCTGCTGAGCGGCCCGAGCCCGAAGATCCGCGATCCGCAGAACGGCGAGCAGCGGATCGGGTCGAGTTCGGCGGGGGTCGCGGTCAACGACCAGTCGGCGCTGACCCTGAGCGCGTTCTGGGCGTGCCTGCAGCTCAAGGGCGGGATGATCGGCGCGATGCCGATCGGCGTGCTCGACGGTTACGGCAGCGCGGTTCACAAGGCGGTCACCGACGTGCCGCTGTTCAACGTGCTCCACGAGAGCCCGAACGCCGACCAGACGCCGACCGATTATTGGGAATTCGCGGCGATCTCGCTGATGCTGCGCGGCAACCATTTCGCGCGCAAGATCAAGGACACGGCGCTGACGACCACGCGGCTGATCGGGCTCGAACCGGTCCGCCCCGACATCGTCCAGGTACGCCGCGGCGAGAATGGCGAGATCCGCTACCGCTGGGCGCAGGGCGCGGACAGCTTCGACTTGACCGAGGACGACGTGTTCCACGTCCGCGGCTTCGGTGGCGGCCCGCTCGGCGGGCTGTCGACGATCGGCTACGCCCGCGAGAGCCTCGGGATCGCGATCGCCGCCGACCGGGCGGCGGGTTCGATGTTCCGCAACGGCGCGACCCCGTCGGGCGTGCTCAAGTTCAAGGATTGGCTCGATGCCGACAAGCGCGCGCAGCAGCGCGACGACATCGAGGCGCAGTTCGCGGGCGCGGTCAATACCGGGCGGCCGTTCATCCTCGAGGGCGGGAGCGACTGGCAGTCGATTTCGATCAATCCGAACGACGCTCAACTGCTGGAGAGCCGGGGCTGGTCGGTCGAGGACATCTGCCGCTGGTTCAACATGCCGCCAATCCTGATCGGGCACAGCGACAAGCAGTCGAGCTGGGGGACCGGGGTCGAGCAGGTGATGCTGGCGTTCCTGAAGTTCAGCCTGGCGCCGATGCTGGTCCGGATCGAGCAGTCGGTGCGCAAGCAGCTGATGACGCCGGCGGAGCGCGCGCGCGGGCTGTTCGCCAAGTTCAACATGGAAGCGCTGCTGCGCGGCGACAGCGCCGGGCGCGCCGCTTTCTACCGGTCGATGACGGCGATGGGCGCGATGACGATCAACGAGGTGCGGGCGAAGGAAGACCTGCCTCCGGTGGAGGGCGGGGACGTGCCGCGAATCCAGATGCAGAACGTGCCGATCAGCATGGCCGGCGGCCAGCTCGTCGGCAACCAGGAGAACTGAGCGATGAAGGTGAAGCGCACGCTGAAAGTTCGCGACTTCGCGCTCGCGGTGAAGGCCGAATCGGTCGCCGACGACGGCACGTTCGACGGTTACGGGTCGGTGTTCGGCGTGGTCGACACCTATCAGGAAGTGGTCGCGCCGGGCGCGTTCACCGAGAGCCTCGCCGAGCTCGCCGGCAAGAACCGCACCGTGCCGGTGCTGTGGCAGCATCGCCAGGACCAGCCCATCGGCGTCTATTCCGAGCTTCGCGAGGACGACACCGGGCTGTTCGTCAAGGGCCAGCTGCTGATCGGCGAGGTCACGCAGGCCAAGGAAGCGCATGCGCTGATGAAGGCCGGCGCGGTGACCGGGCTCAGCATCGGTTACTGGGTGCGCGAATCGAGCTTCGACGAGAAGACCGGCATCCGCACGCTGACCAAGCTCGACCTGGTCGAGGTCAGCCTGGTGACGTTCCCGGCGAACGACGACGCGCGCGTCGAGGCCGTCAAGTTCAAGCTCGCGCACGGCGAGCTGCCCAACATCCGCGAATTCGAGAAGCTCCTGCGTGAGGCAGGCTTCTCAAAATCGCAGGCCACGGTCGTCGCCGGCCATGGCCTGCAAGAGCTGCTCCGGCGTGAGGCTGCGGGCGCGACGGCGACGAAGGAGGCCGTCACCGGCCTCTCCCGAGCGGTGGCCGATTTCCGGCTGCCGAGCCTCTGAACGGAGAACCAAGATGAACAATTCGAAGATGCTGGCGCTCGCCAGCGCGGCGATCGCCGCGCCCGCGTTCGCCGAATATGGCCGCAAGGACGGGAACGCGCCCGCCGACGAAGTCACGCCCGCCGAGTTCAAGTCGCTCGCCGAGCAGGTGAAGGGCGCCCTCGGGCAGGTCCAGGACTTCGCCACCAAGGCCGCCGAGCAGCTGCGCAAGGGCGAAGAGCTGTTCACGCCCGAGCAGAAGACCAAGGTCGACGAAGCGCTGACCAGGCTCAACAGCCTCGATGCGCTGAGCGAGCAGGTCACGGCGCTCGAGCAGAAGGCGGCGCGCGCGGGTGCGCAGCCGGAGCGCGAGAAGTCGGCGGGCTACAAGTTCGTCGACGACGAGACCGTCAAGGCGTTCCTCGCCAACCCCAGCGCGGGCAAGCGCGTCGGCGTCGATGTCAAGGCGATCGTCAGTTCCCTGACGACCGCGGCCGACGGCTCGGCGGGCGACCTGATCGTGCCGATGCGCGCACCGATCGTTCCCGTGGCGACGCGGCGCCTGACCATTCGCGACCTGCTGACGCCGGGCCGCACCAGTGCGAACGCGATCCAGTATCCGAAGGAAAGCGGCTATACCAATTCGGCCGCGACCGTCTCGGAAACCGCGGGTGACGCCAAGCCGCAGTCGGACATCCAGTTCGACCTGGTCACGACCTCGGTGACGACGATCGCCCACTGGATGCTGGCGACCCGCCAGATCCTCGACGACGTGCCGATGCTGCAGTCGTACATCGACGGGCGGCTGCGCTATGGCCTCGGCTATGTCGAGGACAACCAGCTGCTGAACGGCGGCGGCACCGGCACCGACCTGAACGGCGTCTATACCCAGGCCACCGCGTCGACCGCCAACCTGGCGGTGGTCGCATCGCCGACCAAGCTCGACGTGCTTCGCGCGGCGATGCTGCAGGCGAGCCTGGCGAACATCCCGCCGACGGGGATCGTGCTCAACCCGACCGACTGGTTCGGGATCGAGACGACCAAGGACACGGCGGGCGCCTATATCATCGGCAACCCGCAGGACGGCACCAACCGCCGCCTGTGGGGCCTGCCGGTGGTCGAGACGCCCGCGATGACCGTCGACAAGTTCCTGGTCGGCGCGTTCAAATATGGCGCGCAGATCTTCGACCGCGAGGATGCGCGGGTGGAGATTTCGACCGAGGACAGCGACAACTTCCGCAAGAATCTGGTGACGATCCTTGCCGAGGAGCGCCTCGCGCTGGCGGTCTACAACACCCTCGCCTTCGTCAAGGGCGACTTCAGCGACCAGGTCACCGACCTGACGAGCTAATCTGACGGGTCGGCTCGCCGCCGCGCACCAGTGCTGGCGAGCCGACCCCTCTTTTTCAGAGGGCCGCCCCGCGACCTTCCGACAAGGAGCAGGAGAAGCAGCATGAAACTCCAGGCCACGGACACGATCCATGTGTCGTCGGTGAAGGCCGACAATATCGTCGGCGGCGAGGAATTCGAGGTCGGTGACGCCGAGGGCAAAAGCCTGGTCGAGCGCGGCCTGGCGGTGATGGCCGGCGCAGCCAAGGCCGCGCCTGCAGCGCGGAACAAAATGGCGGCGCCGCCCGCCAACAAGGCCGCCGCGGCGCGCCGCCGGAAGGCGAAGTAGCGTGGCGCGCTTGTCGCGTTCGACGCCCGCGGGCCGCCGCCAGGCGAGCCGCGCGGCGGACGCCGTGGCCAAGCTGCCGGTCAATTCGGTTGCTCCGGCGATCACCGGCACCGAGACCGAAGGCAACACGCTCACCTGCTCGAGCGGGACCTGGTCGAAGTCGCCGAGCTTCACGTACCAGTGGAACCGCAGCGGCACAGCGATCGCCGGCGCGACCAGCGCGACCTACGACCTGGTCACGGCCGACGTCGATGAGACGCTGACGTGCACGGTCAAGGCGACCAACGCGCATGTATCCGCGGTCGCGGTGACCGCCGCGACGGGCGCGATCGCAGCGGCATAGCGGGGAGTCTCGGGGGAATGGTCCTCCGATGGGTGCATTGACCATGGCGATGGAAGGGTGGTGACATGATCGATGCCACCGCCGCCAAGGCCTGGCTCAAGGTCGAGAATAGCGACGAGGATGCGCTGATCGGGGGACTGGTCGGCGCGGCGGTCGCGACGATCGAGGCGCAGACCGGCAAGAACATGAGCGTGAAGGCCTTCACGCAGGTGCTGGCGGGGTTTCCCGGCTGCTACCCTTATGCCGTGCCGCTGCGGCGCGGGCCGGTGGTGACGGTGACCGCGATCGAATATGACCCCGGCGACGGGAGCGCCGCGGCGCAAGTGACGGAGTTCCGCCTGGTCGAAGGGCGCGACGGCGCGCTTCTGCCGGCTTACGGCGCGGTGTGGCCGGTGACGCTCGACGGACCGGGGACGGTGCGGATCAGCGGCACCGCGGGCTATGCCGACGGCGAAGCGCCCGAGCTCGACCAGGCGGCGCTGCTGCTGGTCGCGCACTGGTACCAGAACCGCGAGGCAGTCGTCGCGGGCGCGGCGGCCGCCGCGATCGAGTTGCCGCTGGCGGTGCAGATGCTGATCGGGCCGTATCGTCCCGCTGGGCTGGCGTGAGTCTGTGTTGGTGACCCCGCTAGCCAACCGCGGGCCGCTGTGATGGCATATCGGAACCCAAAGGGAAGGGGAGAAGTGATGCAGACGTTCGAGGTCGCTGGGCGGCAGCTCCGGCACAACGGGAAGCAACTGAAGGTCGGCGATAAAGTGCGGCTGAGCGCCGCCGACGGAGCCGCGCTGGCGTCGCGCGGCCGCGTCAAGCCCGCTGCGGCCGCGGCGACCCGGACATCTCGCCGCAACGGCGGATCGAACAAGGTGCCCTCGAAAGCCGCGCCGAAAGTGCCAGCGAGCGAATGAGGGCAGGCGACCTCGACCGGCGGGTCACCATTCTCGCCAGGGTCGAAACAATCGACGCGGCCTACGGCACGAAGACCGTGACATGGTCGTCCGACCCGGACGCCGGCGCGGTCACGGTGTGGGCGCAGGTGCGGGACGTGCTGCCGAGCCGCGCGGACCGGATGGCGAATG